GAGATCGTGATCCGCTGGCTCATGCGTTTTGCTCCTCTGGCTGTGCGTCACCGGCCGGCGTGGTGGCCGGCTGCGGTGCCAGGTCGATGCCGAGCTCGTCGGCGTAGGCTTGCTCGGCGGCGATCTGGCGGAAAACCTGACGCCAATCCTTCCCGCGGCGGGCACACGCCTCGGCGCGGCTCACGGTGCGAGCGTCCAGGCCAACGGTTTCGGCGTTGGCCTCCTTGAGCGGGTCGATGTGCTCGAACCCGTCCCACCGCCACCGCCATGTCCACTGATCGCGGGGCGGCAGGCCGTCCGGGATCATGCCGTCCACGACCGATGCTTCGTCGATCCACCGCTCCAGCAGCGGGTCGAGCACAACCCGCTCCACCTCTGACCGCTCTGCGGCCAGGTGCTTGCGGTACACGAGGTAGTCGCCTCGCATGGTCGAGTAGTTCGCGCCCGTGGCGTCCATGACAGCCACGATGTAGGGCATATTCAGCGAGCGGCTGATCTGCATGAGGATCCGCCGCTCGAATGCGTCGAACGTGCTCGTCGGCTGCTCGGCCTTGAGCTGGTACGGCTCCCAGCCTTCCGGCGGTGCCATTGCCATGCCGCGGACGATGGGCATCGTGTCCCAGGCGGGGATGCCGGTGGCCGAACCGGCGGCCGGCATGGTCGTCTTTAGGATCACGGCCAGGTCGGCGGCAGTCTCGGCTGCGGTCACAACCGCGTACTGATACCGTCGCAGCATGGCGAACAGCTCGAGGGCCGGCACCACCTCGCCCATGCCGCGGTGCTGGCCGGCCCGGGTCGCGTTGAAGTAGTGGAAGACCTGGCTGGCCCGCACCCAGTTGCCTTCGAGCGTGACGCCGAAGTGCATTGATCCGGGGTGATGCTTGAGTAGGTAGTATTCCGATGGATTGTTGTCCTCATCGAAGCGAACGCCGTCGATCGATCCGGCGAGATCCCACCGGCTGGCGGGATCGGCAACCATCTCGGCCTCGACGAACTTCACGTCGAGCGTCACGCCTTTGAGGCGGCGGTTGTTCGTCGCGAATCCGAACTGCTCGCCGTCGATCGCCTTGGCCATGCGGGCCACCCGGAGCTTGCGGGCAAGGTCGATCTTCTGGTGCCACTCGTAGACGTTGTCCTCGACCCTGGCGACCGCGGTCTGGTCGGCGTCCGGGCCGCAGTCGAGCAGCAGCGTAGGGCCGGTGCCGATCGCGTCGGTGGCCAGCGTGGTGACCATGCCCGAGAGGTAGCCGTTGTTTGCAGCTTCGTAGCGGGCCCGGCTCCGAAGCACGCGCCGCTTCCAGGGCGAGAGGGCCGCGTCGGCCGACAGGTGATCGGCCTGCCCCCAGTGGTTTTTGTTGAGGTCGGTGGTCTCGGCAGCGTCGAACCGGGCACGCACGAACTTGCTGATTGCGGATCGCTGCTCCGCGATCGTCTTGGCCATCGCCTGCCGCGACGGCGTACCGGACAGGAGTCTGCCGAAAAGCCCCATGGTCAGCCGGTTGCTCCGGGGCTTTGGATGCGGGCCATCCGCACGGCGGCGAACGGGTTGCCGGACGCCGCCCGGGCGGCGGCCACGAACTTGGCGGCCTCCACCTGGCGGTCGAGCTCGTGCTGCTCCACCTCGCCGGCGTCGGTGCGGGCACGCCGCGGCTGCGCGAGATTCGCGGCCACTGCGTCGATGATGTCGTCGTTTGGCGTCGGCACCGGTACCGCTCCTGGCTCGTGGGGGCGCGATGCCCCACTACCATGAGTGTACCAGCGTCCATGCACACCTTCGGGGGGTGGCGAGTCAGAGGAACTCGACCAGGGCATCCTCGTCGTCGAGTCCGTCGTAGAAATCCTGCCAGACCTCATCGACCCGCATGGCGGCGGCCTCCGGTGTCTGCCTTCACGGTAGCACCGCCGCCGCAGTGCCCGACCTGGCATCACCGACCGCTCACGCGGGTGTGGTAGGGGGCTGCCGCTGGTTCCACAGGACGGTCACGTAGGTGCCGATCCACGCCCCGGACGCGAGCGGGATGAGGTACATGGGATTCTTTGAATACGTGATGACGCCGAATGCCATGAGCGAGTAGAGCACCGACGAGATCGAGGCCGCCATGAGCGGGCGGCGCTTCTCGACCGCGATGATGTAGGCCGCGTAGAGGATGTCCACCGCCACGTAGGTGGCGAAGATCACGGCGGCAGTGACGGGGGAGAAGTCGTTGAGCATCGCGTGGCTTGCTGGTTTCAGTTGCGTAACGCCAGCCGCTCCAGCAGGCCGCGCAGGATGTTGGCTTCGTAGCCACAAGCAACGCGGCCCTCTGCGAGAACGAACTCAATCGCCTCCCGTTCCTCGGCAGTGAGCCGCAGTCGTTCAATCTCTGTTTTGGCGGATTGGAGCAATCTCAAATCAAACTTTTCGCCCAACATGGCACACCCAAGCCAATCGCAAACATCTCGCCTGCGAGAACCAGCAGCCGAAGCGGACATCTCATCGCCCTCGTTGAGCATCGCGTGGTTCTGTGGTGAGTCCTGCCATTTAAGTTGCGCGCCGCAGTCGGGGCAGTAGCTGAAGCTGCGATTGATGCTGCTTTTCATGCACTCGGGGCAGAGATACCATTGGCAATACCACTCGTCGTAACCCGTGTTCTGAGACTCACCGATAGACACAGAACCAGCGGATGCAAGAGACGGCTCGGCCGCGTCCTGCGTGTTGTCAGTGTTCATGCCTCGCCGCTCCTGATCCTTCACGTTCTGTGGCTACTTGGCGTCCGTTGGCGGGGCCGGGAGTGGCATCCAGTGGGTCGGCGTCTCGTCTCCGTATTCGCTCGTCCAGAGGCACTGCCCGTCAATCCGGTCCATTGCCGCTACGGTAACCAACCCACCATTGCCATCGCACCCGATGCAAGATGGCGTGCCGTCGATGTCTACGGGTCGAAAGAAAATCAACACCGAAAAGCCCGGTGGTGGCAGCCGCTCCGTAACCGGAACCCAACCATCCGGTTTCGCCGGATAGTTCGCCACAGAACCAGCGGATGCAAGAGACGGCTCGGGGGTGTCGCTCGGTTTGTTCATAGTCTTCTCCTCGCCGCTCCTGATCCTTGTCGTTATGTGGAAAGCCACGGCACGCTGCCGATAGCGTCCACCAGTTCGTTTGCCTCTCTCGGAATGTCTCGTCCCGTCACTACCGCGACGCTGCGAACCCAATCCCGCAACTCAATCGCCGCCGCCTTTGCCCGCGAGTGCCACTCGTTGAACTCCTGCCGCTCGGCCTCCGTGCAGTATGCGTTCACCGCTGACCACACCCCCGGCCTCGCGTCCAGGCTCTCGTCGATGAACTTTCGGATTTCGTCGCACCAATGGAACCACTCGCCGCGAATGCGATGCCGGGAGAATCTGTCGTGCATCTCCATCTCGCGATCCCCGTCGAGCACGAGCAGCGTCCGCAGTTCGTGCGGCGTCCCTGTCTGCAACGACTTGAGCCGCGAAGCCACGTCGATAGCCCGCCCGATTTTCACGGGAGAGAGCGGCACGCCTTGGATGAAGTACGTCCACATAACCAGTCGATGGATCGGACGGCTGATCCGGTCTTGCGGTGTGGTGAGTCAATCGGTCAGCCGCCGATCATCTTCCGCGTTCTGTGGACTACCAGTTCTCTTCGTCGATTTTCTCAAACTCTCCGCACCAATCGTCATGGCTCATAACTGGCCACCACGACTCAAGCCTGACAGGGCCGTCATTGTCTCCATTATCAACCCTGAAGTTTGATGGATGAGGGGCGTACCTCCTGCAATCACCACGTTCGCTTTCCCCTCCGAACGCGGCGAAGTATCGACAGTTCTCGCAGTTTTTCTCAACGTCTCCGTCGAGCCCGTGTCGTTCTTTAGCCGCCATCTGAAATCTCCTTCCTACGCTCACAGAACCAGCGGATGAAGCGGACGGCGGAGCCGCCGCTTATCCTGCGTGTTCTGCGAATGAAAAATGCCGCTTACCAGATTGCGGCGACGGTGTTGAGCCCCGTCGGTTCGCCTTGCCCGCCCGGTTCGGAGGCTCGGCCATACGTCGCATCACCCACCGACAATAGGCAAGGAGTGGCGTCACCGGGAGATCATCCCGGCCTCGTACTCTCGGCGCGCTTTCCGGTTTCCTTAGTCGCGTCACTTGCCGCCGTCGCTCCATCAAATGTCGTTCACGCATAACCA